GTCTCGTGGGCTCGGAGATGTGTATAAGAGACAGATTTTAAAGAAAGAATGTGCCAAGAGCATAGTGAGTTGAGTGATCGTTTAGGCAAACTTAACGTTGCCTTGTGCAAGGATGGTTTCCGTGAGAAAGTTGGTGACTATCAGTTTAAATTAATGAAGGAGCAAGCATTTGGTATGGAGAAGTACTATCTTGCTTTGACTGCACGTTTGGTAGATATGGGCTTATTTCCAAATGATGAAGGAAAATCATTTGCTTTCGCTGGAATGGGTATCGCTGGAGCTGTTAATGCTCTGAAATTAGGTCTTGCGGTAAGACGTAAGGGCTGGAATGGAAAGGGGTTGTTTGTTGTTAAGCAGATTCCTTCTCATATCACTAGCGACATCATTCCTAAAATGCAGTCTCTTCCTCAGTCTGCTAAAAACATCTTGATGAGTCGTGAAAATCCTCATATTGACTACACCAACCAGATGCTTATCATCAACCCAGATGGCAGAGCAGATTCTTGGGTTCCTTCTGTATCTGATATTTTTGCTGATGATTGGGAGATTGCCAATGACTAGTTCTTCTGCTGAATACTACAGAACGCACCCAGCAGCTAGGGCACGGAAGGCTGCCTACGATACTAAGTTCGAGTCTTCTCCTGTCCAGAAGGCGAAGCGTAGGGAGCTGTCTCGTCATAATGCCGAACACGACAAGAAATATGGATCAGCATCCCGAAGGGGAATGGATGCTTCACATACCAATTCTGGAATTAGATATAAACCATCATCGGTGAATCGTGGTTCCAAGACTGATATGGCTGGAGATAGAAGAGCTAGGGGCGGTCGCTGATAGTGATTGCCGGAACATACGGAAAGAATAAGAGGGAGTGCTCACGCATTCCCTCTTCCGTTATCAACAATCTATTAACCTTAAATAAAAACTTTTAGCCTATGAATTTTAATTTCTAATCACTAAAATCAATGAACAAAATATTTCTAAGAACCCATTAACCTTCCTCCTCAGACATCTGCTTCAACTTCTCGGTAAGCGCATTTGCAATCTCACGCTTATCTTCGAGAGTGACGGTCTGCAGCTTCGGACAATTAAACTCAAGCATCTTGATGAAGGTGCTGACCTTATCCTTCGGCTCGCATTTGTACCATGCAGCCATAAAATCATCCCAAGCGTCTCTAGTGAAGTCGGCACACAGCTCACGAAACTCCTTCTTGATAGGAGACTCGTAACCTTTCTGCTTTCCGCCGGATTTCGCCCGACCTTTCTCGAACTGACCTTTTGAATTTCTGTCTGTAGCCATATCCTTCACTAAATATGATGCAAAGGTACGCACAATCCTGCACATAGAAATCTTATCTATTAACTTTTTGCTGCTAAGTTAATGGATAAGATGCTTATATAATAAGGTATAGTTATCTTTGCTGCAGTTTAAACGTTTAAAATAAATTTTTATGTTAGGATCATTAATCGGTGCAGGACTCGGTGTTGCAAGTAGTATCTTTGGTGGCATATCAGCCAGAAAAGCAAGACGAAAGCAGGAGCGGATGCTTGCACAGCAGGAACAGGAAAATCAGGCATGGTATGATAGGAAGTACAATGAAGACCCTACCAAACGTGCCGATACCGTAAGATTGCTCACTCAGATGCAGGAGCAGATCAAGAACAGAAACAAAGCTGCAAAGGGCAGACAAGCGGTGATGGGCGGCACAGAAGACTCCACCACTGCGGTGAAGGAAGCGAATAACAAGACTCTTGCCGACACGACCTCCCAGATTGTGGCTGCAAATGAGGCTCGCAAGGATGCCATCGAAAGTCAGTATCAGTCGAGAAAGAATGCTATTCAGAACAAGAGGATGGGGCTGGAAGCTGAGAATGCTGCTGATACTGCTAATGTGGCTGCTGGTGTTGCCGGAACTGCTGCCAATATCGCTTCTACCATTGATAGCGGATTGAGCGGTGTAAAGAAGGCTCCGAATATGAATGTGACTCAGGAGCAGTTGAGTGGTATTGCCAAGAATCCTGATGATGTTCTCGGCTTGAAGGTTAAGGCTACTGGTCTCCCTTCTGAGGGTGAGCTGAATAGTCTGGGTGCTAAACTTCAAAAGGTAAACGTATAGCTTATGGGATTGGCAGATTATTTACGAACGAACAATGGCTTGAAGACTACACAGAGTGTACTCAACAAGCAGCAGAGTGGTGTGGATGCTGTTTATAAGGCTGCTCCTGAACAGATCAATATGAACACCGCACAAGCTATGCTCCATGGCAAGGAGGAGCAGCTTACTCCTCCCAAGGATGCACATGAGCAAGCGGTGAGAATGAACCAGCAGACTGCCGAGGGTATGCTGAACGGCTCTATCCCTATCGTGAAGAAGGAAGAGCCGGAACCCAAGCAGGAGCCGGAAAAGAAGCAGTTGACCTATGCAGAAATGTATAAGATGCTGAACCCTTCTGATAGTGAATCTCCTGAGCAGAGAGCACAGAGAGAGAAGAACGAGAAGCGAAAGGCTCGTATCGCTGCGCTGGGGGATGGTCTTCGGGCACTCGCCAACATCTATTTCGCCAGCAATGGAGCCAAGGTGGTACACAATCCTGAGTCGGATATGACTGCTGCCATCAACAAGCGCAAGGCTTATATGGATGCCCAGCGTGAGAAAAATCGGGCGGCTTGGCAGGCTGGCTACCAGAGGGCATTGGCTCTGGATGAGGAAGCGAGAAAGAATAACCTGACTCTTGCCGAGCAGATGAGGTATCACGATATTATTGCTAAGAATAATGATAGCAAGAATGATCTGAGCCAGCAGAGAATTGATCAGGGCAACAGAAGACTTGACTTGTCGAAGATGAAATATGATACTGATGCTGATTACAAGAAATCTATCTTGGCTATCAAGAAGGCTCTGGCTGATGGTCAGATTTCCCACTGGCAAGCACAAGAGGCTATTCAGCGTATAAATGCTGCGACTGGTCGTATTCGTGCCAACAAGTCGGGTAGTGGTGGCTCCCGAAAAAGTTCTTATTCAGGAGAGGTTGATGAGTATATGGATTTGATGGAAAAAGACCCTGATGGTATGGCTGAGGCTGCTAGGGAAGTCAGAAAGATGGGGTACTCCACTAAGACTGCTGCCGGAAAGAAGGCTCAGAAGATAGCCTATCAGCGTAAGCATGGTAAGTCTAAGCAGAATCATACATCATCAACCAATGGTGGCAAGAAGAAGACTGGAGTAAAATGGTAACAAGATTGGTAACAAGAATTTGGTAACAAAATAATATATATATTATGGCAGAACGACCATTATACACTTTATACAAGAATCTGAAAGCACAGAACTATGATGTGCCGGACGATTACAATAAGTTTGAGAGTGCCCTGACCAGAGACGGAAAGGGCGGTGCTGATAACAGACACGCTATCTATGAGAACTTGAAGGCTCAGAACTTCGATGTTCCTAATACCTATGAGCGTTTCTATTCTGCACTTTTTGAACCTCGTAGTAAGACTTCATCAAGAGCGAAGGGCGGTAGTGTTCCTATGAGTGCTGCTGACCGTGCTCGTTTCTCGGCTGGGGCAGCAGCTATCTCGGCAAGTGCTCAGCACACGATGAATAATGCTGGCAGATACAACAGACTGAAACAACGCAAGCAGAAACAGCAGAAGGATTTCGGTCGTGTGAACTTGGGTACACATCAGACTCCTTATGGTGGTGATGCAAACAATGTGGTGAAGGATGATTTCTCTTACAATCCTGAGACTGGCAAGGCTGGGGCATACGTATCATCTGACAACGAGAATGTTTATTCTCAGCCGGAAGCCGAGCAGAAACAAGCTGTACTTGACCAGCAGAACAATGCCTATCAGGAAGCGGTAGATATTGGCGAGATTCCATCTGTATTCGATGTTCGTGACAAGAATGGAAACTATGACTTGCAGGAGAACATCAACAAGAATGGAACCTATCTTACTGAGGAGGGTGCTCGCAATCAGTTTGATAAGAAGCTGGCGGAAGCCTATGCCCGAAAGAAGGAGATTGAAGCTCTTATCGCTGAGGATCATCGTCAACACGGAAATCCTCTGCTCTCTTATGGTGCTAGTATCGGTGCAAGTAACGGAAGAACTGCAGAACAGAGTGACTATAGCAACAAACTGGCAACATCCCTTGCTCTGGTTAAGCAGCAGATCGGTGCGCTTGAAGCGGTGAAACAATACCCTACAAGTAGTTGGGGTGAGGATGCATTGAAGGCTCTTGACAATACTGCATTCACGGCTAAGACTTGGGATTTCGGTCTGACTGACTTTGCAACTATGGGGCAGATGGAACGTATCAAGACCAAGATGGACAATAACCTTCCACTCTCCGGCTCCGATAAGATGCTCTTGAAGAGTAAGCTGGGTGCTGATGCTGCTGCGGCTCTTGAAGACGAGAAGATGGGCAACATCTATCGCTGGACAAAGATTGCCGGACAGTCTCTTCCATTTATGGCAGACTTCTTCCTGACTGGCGGCTATGGTGGTGTTACTAAGGCTATCAGCCGAGGAGCCTTGAAGATTGCTGCTAAGCGTGGCATGGGCAAGGTGAGTGCTGCCATCTTGAAGAATACTGGTATCGTGGCTGGCGATATTATCGGCTCGTATGCGATGGCTGGATCAGAACAGGCGATGAAGACTGGAGCAGACATTATGCAGCGACATCTGGGTAGTCTGTATCAGGATGAAAATGGTGATTACAAGTTCGGTACTTTCGATGAGAACGGAAATCTCCTGCATGAGGGTGGCGAGTCTATGGGTACTGCTCTCTATAAGGGTCTGACCTCTGCTATGGTGGAGAACTATACTGAGAAGCTCTTCGGTCATAGCTATGGTATCAAGAAGGGTGCAATCAACTTTATGGAAAAACATGGTATGAATGCTTCTGCTGAGTTCTTCAAGAATATCGGCAAGAGTGGATGGTACACCAATTCCAAGAAGTGGATGGAGAAGTTCGGCATCAATGGCTTCGGTGAAGAAGTGATGGAGGAAGAGATTGGCATTCCTCTTCATGCTCTATTGGATGGAGACAATAAGTTCTCTGACCTCCTTGATACTAAACAGCAACTTGACATCATCGGTGGTATGGCTCTATCTGTCGGTTCTATGTATGCGATGGGTGCTGGCTCCCGACCAGTCAAAGGTGTGTACAATCGTGCTCAGTACTACCGATTCCGCAACAAGGTTAACGTGGCTGATAGTGATGCACAGAACCTTATGGGCGATAACTGGGCAGACATCAAGGATAAGATAGACAATGCAACCAACGAGCAGATGGGCGGTGTTCTGGCTGATATTCTCAGACAGAGAGATACCATGACCAAGGAGCAGATTAATGCTGCTGTTAACTATGGTGTCAACCTGATGAAGATGCGTGGCTACAATATTGCCAAGACTGCTGAAATGAATGCCAAGGAGATTACCAACGAGCCAACAACTTCTGAGGAGCAGCATCAAGAGGATATTGATAATGCTTACTCTGAGGGTCACGATGCTGATGATGCAGACAAGCACGACATTCAGTTGGAGCATGAAGACCAGATGAAGACTCTTGCCGGATTGCTGAATATCTCCGAGCAGCAGTTGTCTGCTATGAATGATGATGAGCTTCAATCCCTGACTGGGCAGAACGACAAGCTCGACCAAGCTATCTATGACTACCAGTTGTCTTCTGCTCGTTACCAAGGTGTGACAGATGATGCTCAGGATAAGATTGATATGGCGGCAAATCAGGCAGCTCAGCGTGTTGATATGTACACAGACAAGAGCCGTGGCTCCGTCCGTAACGCTACGGTTAAAGCCAGTGGTGGTGCGGAAGATTATGGTGTGTACATTATCTCCGGCAATATTGCTACTCATGATGATGGCTCCATTGATGTAAGCAATAGCGATGATATGATTCTATATTATGACCCGACAACGAATAGTGTAGAACATGCTGATGCGACGATGTTCGCTGAACTGGGTGAAGAACTCCCTGCTGATGAAGTGAAGGCTCAGGCGGTAGCTGATGCAAAAGAGACTGCTATCAAGGAAGTGGCTGGAATCATTGATGGAACCGTTGAAGTTGGCTCCCAGTTCAATGTGACTGATACTGATGGTACTGAACATACCTATGAGGTGTTGGCTGACTATGGTGATGGTGCTGCTGCTATCTCTATTGATGGTAACGTGGTGGAGAATCCTTATTCGCTTGCAGACTTGCAGCAGATGAAAGACTTGGAAGACAAGAAGAGACTGGAAACTGCCAAGGCTGAGCGTGAGCAGATGGAGAAAGAACGTGCTGCCCAGCAAAATCAGGAGACTGAGCAGACTCAACCTTCATTTGATTTCAATCAGATACTTAATGATAATGGAAACGTGGTGCTTGCTGATGTAATCGGCAATGATGGTAATACAAAATATCCAAACTCCCAGTTATTCCTAATCCGTGATTCAGGTGCCAAAGCTAAGGTGGTGGAGTTGAAGAGTGATGGAACTCTCGTTCCTCATGCGGTAAACAAGAAAGATGTGAGAACAGCTACTACTATGACACTCGATGAGTATAAGCAAGCATTTGCTGAATCCTCAATGATAGAGGATAATAGTGGAGAAGAATCTGATGAGGATTCTCAGCTTGCAAATCTCGGTTTGCCTAAAGGTAGCGAGATATGGATGAGTGGCGATGGTTTTGGAAGACCAAAGGAAAACACTCTATCAAGAGTTGTAGGTATTGATGAGCAGGGCAGTATCATCCTCGAAGATAAGGATGGCAAAAAATGGTCTGCATCATTTGATTATATCAACAACCATCGTGAGCTTCCACCTTTGGATGAGAATAACAATATCGTTAATGAGGAGAATAATCAATCGGAATCAAATGCTGAGGAGAATACTCCTGCTCCTGCTGCTCCTGCCATTACTCTTGAAGATGGAACCATCGTGCCTATGCTGGAGGATGGCAATCCTGACTTCTCGAAGCTGACTGCTGATCAGACTGCTGAGTTGTATGACTCCCAGTTTGGTGAGGATGCAGATAGCGTAATTAGTGGATGGGTATCTGATGCCAAGAAGGCACTCGACAAGGCGAACAATATGACCGTGAAGGGTAAGAACTTCGTGGAACAGAAGGCTGCAAAGGAAGCCAAGGAGAAGGCGATTGCTGATGCTCAGGCTGCCTATGACTCTGCTATTGCTATCCGTGATGCCTATAACAGCAGACAACTTGCCAAGGTCGAAGATACTGCTGAGGGTAGAAAGAATATCATTGAGAAGGCAAGAAGAAAGTTCTCTCGCTTGAAGAGTGCGGTGAAGGATGATGCAGAGGCGGTATCTCAACTTTACAAAGATGTTGTCGGCTCTCTCCTGCATCGTCTGTATGATGGCACTGGCATTGATGTGACTGATACAATTCCGCTCACTGCTGAGGAGTATGTGGCTAGCAACCTCGGTGCTCACTCTCTCAACTATGAGGGAACAGAGACAAGCAAGGGTGTTAAGCAGGAAACTGGATTGAGCAGAGAAGACTTTGCCAAGACTCAGCTCCTCGCTGCTGATGGCAAGGGAACTACCATTGATAATCTCGTACATAGTCTGTGGGAGAATCGTCCATCCAATCTTGAATCTCTCGATACTCAGGATATTCGCAATGCACTTATTGGTGTGCTCAATAGCGGTTTCAGAGCTTCGGAAGCTAGAAACTATATTGAGAATCTCCGTATCGCTCAGGCAGAGAACATTCTTGAAGAGCAGAAGAAGGCGGCTGACAACGCAGCATTCGCTGAGGAGCAGAAGGCTAAGCAGGAAGAGGAAGAGAAGAAGGCTGAGGAGAATGCAGAAGAGAAGGCAGAGGAGAAAACTCATAGCGAAGCTTTCAATAAGATTGTTGACTTAGCAAAAAAACTAGAGGAAATCTTAGACAATCCTGATAATGTGAAAGAAATTGATAAGATTACTCACGAAATAGATGAACTTATGGAGACTCTTTCTGACGAAGAATTTAAAGAGGTATCTGATGTTTTGCTGAATATAGACGAAGATTTAGAGTATTTGACAGCAGACGAGTATGAGCGAAGAGAAGGTGTTGAAGAGAGCAAGAAAGCTAAGGCTTATAATGAATCTCTGCAACAAGCAATAAAACGGATTGCACCTTATGCTGATGCTTTGAAGGCAGCGGTGAAGAGCGGTGACAAGAAAGCTATTGCTAAGGCTCAGAAGGAACTGACTGATGCCCTGCTCGCAAGCAATCTGGGTCATGGCTATCTCTCTGGGCAGTTGGAGTATGCTAAGAGTGCTAAGAAGAAGGATGAATCATATAGCGAGAGACGAGCATTAGTCAAGCCTTTGACTGATGCTATTAACGCTATTGAGAGTGCGCTGGATTCTGCTCTGTCTGAAGCTGGGCTTGAAGGTGTCCATGTTGACTTCACGGAAGGTGGGCATGGCTGGATTTATGCCGACAAGGGTAGTGCTTGGAGCAGCAGATTGAAGGCTCTGGATAATGACTACAGAAACGTATCACAATACGAAACTCAAAATCCAATATCGGTGCTGCCACAAGTTACCATGGATAATGTGGAAAAGGTGGCTGGTATCATCAAGTCTCGTATTGAGGAAGGTGAAAGATACAACTCTGATGAGTATAATGATGAGGAGAATGAGAAGATAAATGGACAGACAAATGAGAATATAAATGCTCCTGAGCAGAATAAGTTCCATGACAAGTTAAGAGAGGGTAGCAAGGCTATTGAAGTTCCTGAGGATGCAACGGAAGAGAATCCGTTTGGTGAGCAGAGACCTGAGGAAGACCTTCCTTTCTCTGCAAAGGAGAATGGCAAGCAACAGACAACTGCCGAGCGTGCTGCTGACGTAGAGAAGAATAATGTGGATGATATGAAGGTCGTTGACAACATCGTGGGGCAGAAGACTCGCAAGGCTTTTGAGAGACTGGCTAAGATGATGGGTGCTAGCATTCAATGGCAGTACTCAGACAAGTTGGGCAACGGCTGGATTGAGGAGGACAAGGATGCTGATGGCAACGTCCATCGTACCATCTTCATCACTCTTGACTCTTCTATCACGGAAGGTGCTCAGTTTATCTTCGGTCACGAAATGACTCACCAAATCAAGAACCTGAACCCTGCTGCATACAATGAGTTGACTCAGCTTGTGCTTGATACCTATGGCTCTGATGCCTTCGACAAGGCGATAGACGAGACGATGAAGAGATATTCCGATGCCGGATTCTCTGGACGTGCTAGAGATTACTACGCTGAGGAGGTTGTTGCTGATGCGGTAGGTGAAATGATTCGTGATCTCAACTTGGCTCACACTCTCGCTATGAAGATGTCTCATCCTCTGCTCGTTGCTATCCATGAGATATTGCAGAAGATTAAGTTGGCATTCTTTGGTACTGAGTATAGCGATGTTACCAAGAACATAATCCGTTCTATCGAGCAAGCCTACGTGAAGACTGCCAATAGGGAAGCTGTTGATGCTGCCACTCAGGAAGGTGAGGTCGGAAAGAGATTGTCTTTGCGCACAAAGCCTGAGCCAAAGAAGACTCAGAAGGTGTACAAACTGATGAGACTTGGAGAAGACGGAAAGCTATATCCTCTCTTCATCGGAAGTGGTGAAGCTATTGAACTCGGCAAATGGTATGATGCAGACTCTCCTAAGTTACAAGACTTGACCAGTCTATCATCGAAAGATTATGTCGGTACAAGAACTGCCAAGAAGGATGGTGCATCCGTGAAGGAAGAGTATCATTATGGTGCATATATCGTCAACAATAAGACTGGAGAAGCGATGTCGCTGGCAGACTTTAAGGCTAAGTATAGCAAGCAGTTTGCCAGAATGGGCAACAATCCAAACAAAAAGGCGGTAGATTGGGCTACAGACAATGGCTACAGATGGATAAAGATTGAGGAAAAGAATCAGGGGCAGAGTAGATATGGCGGTGAAGCTCGTAGCTACTATAACTATGGTATTAATGGCTCTGGCTCTGTTTCCATCTTCGCTATGAGACCAGGCTGGCACGCTGGCTCCCTTCCTACCATGAGACAGATAGGCAAGGGTAGTGCTAAGAATCTTCGTGACGATACATTTGTATGGGTGGAAGGTGAAATACCTGCTGAGATAGATTATAATGAGGAGGCACAGAAGAATGCTGACAAGGATATTCCTGACCACATTCCAACTGATGGATACTATCTTAAAGCTACAAATGCCAACAAGGAAGCATCACAAGCGGATAAGGTTGGATGGTATGTGGCTGGTGCTTTCAGGGCAAACCGCATCATGTCCGATAAGGAGACAAGAGATATTATTGATGAGTGGAATGCTACTCATCCTGATGATAATGTGGAGTATGATTGGAAACGAGAGAGTGGTAAGGATTTCAATGCGAAAACAATGAGTCTGGAGGACACTCCTAAGTTCTCGTTGAAGGTATATCATGGTAGCGGTGCTGACTTCACAGAGTTTGACTTCGACCACATGGGTGAGGGTGAAGGTTCACAAGCATTTGGTTGGGGTGGCTATGTTACATCATCTAAGAAGATTGGAAAGAATTATGCTACTCTGATGGACAATGACCCTTCTAGGGCATATTATCGCATTCAGCATTCCAATGGTATAAGGTTCGCCAAGAAATATCCTACTCTAGAATCATTCCTGCATGGTGATAAGCAAATAGCCATGAATGACAAGTTTACAGAGCAGGAAAAGATTGACTACTACAATGAAATGAAGAAGTTGGCTGAGCCATATCATAATCTCTATGAGGTAGATATACCTGATGATAATGGCAGCAACTATCTGGATTGGGATGCTCCTTTGACAGATAAACAGAAGAATACAATTATTAAAGAATTAAGGCGATTAAAAATAGATTTTGCCGACTTTAAAAAGCGTGGTTTTTCTTTTGATGGTTCATTTGGCGGTAATTCCTATGATTTTCTAATGTATGCTTTAAGAAAAACAAAGAAGTGGAAAGATGTAAATGCTAGTCGTGCAGTTAGTAAGTTTCTGTCTTCTCTTGGCTACACTGGCATCAAGTATAAAGCTGGTCGTAACTTTGGTGGTGCAGAGGAAGGTGATACCAACTATGTTATCTTCAAGCCTGAGGATATGAGAATCACAGAGCACACAAAGTTCTCTCTCCGTTTGAAGTCTGCTATTGAGGAAACTGAAACCAATCCATCTGATGCACAGAAGGAGAGCGGCAACTATAAGAAAGGACACATCAAGTTCGGTGGCTATGATTACACTATAGAAAATCCAAAGGGTTCAACTCGCTCAGGTAAGGATTCCTATGGCAAGGAGTGGAAAGTTACCATGCACGATACCTATGGTTATATCCGTGGCAAGTTTGGCAAGGATGGTGACCATTTGGATATGTTCATCAATGACAAGGCAGACCTTGATAATTGGAATGGTGATGTGTTTGTCGTTGACCAAGTGAATCCTGATGGCTCGTTTGATGAGCATAAGGTAATGTATGGATATGATTCCATGGATGATGCCAAAAAGGCTTATCTCGCCAACTATAGCGATGGGTGGCAAGGTCTTGGAAATATTACTGGAGTAAGTAAGGATGAGTTCGACAAGTGGCTTGATACAAGCAAACGTAAGCTAAAGCCATTTGCAGACTACTCAAAAGTAAAGTTCTCGTTGAATGAAATAAAGCCAGTTGGTGTTGGTGCTTTTGGAAACATATATAATCAGTTCCGTGGTAAAGCTAAAGCTGCTATAGAGTTCTTGAAGAAACTTGGTAGCGGTGAGGCAACTGCTGCACTACATCATCATACTATTGGTGATATATCTTTGGTATGGGGAGATAAAAAGACTGGTCTTGATAAGATTCTGAGAAAGCATCCTGAGGTCGTTGACAATTTGCAGTCTATCATAGATAGTATGGAGGTTGTTCAGGAAAGCGACAATCGCATCAAGTTGGAATCACCTACACACTTTGCTGTTGTAAGTAAGGAGTATAAGGGTGAACCTAGAGAACAATGGTTGTTGACTGCATACGAGAAAAGAGAATCCTTGGAAAATGGCAAGAGTATGGACACTGCCACTTCTTCGTTGGGAGGTGACACAGCTCTCTCCCAATCCAAGGAATCTGCTGCAAAGATAGACAATTCTTCTGAAACTGCCAAGGAAAATGGCGAAAAGTTTTCTTTGAAGGATGAAAAAATTAAAAGTGTTGCTGAAAAGTTTGGGGTAAATGAGGATGATGTTGCTATGTATGCGAATGCAGTTGAACGAGGTTCTACTGCTGAGGCTGCACGTGCCAGAGCAAACATCAAACGATATTTATTGCAGGCAAATGAAGACAAGATTTCCTCATTTAAGGATATTATTAAGTACACCAAACCTATAAATGAATCCTTGAAAGAGAACTTCGGTGACCTTGACGCTATGATTGAGGAACGAAGAAAGCAGGTGGAGGCTCAGCGTAATGCTATGGAAGCTGCAAGAAAAAGAGCGCAGGAAGAGGAAGAGAAGAGACAGAAACATCTGGATGAACTCTCTCTGATTCCAACTGATGAACTTGATAAGCGTTATATGGATGCCATTGCTAATAATGATGAATCGACAGCAAGGGAAATGCTTGATGAATCAGCTAGACGCAAGGGTTATGATGATGCCGATAGCGATTACCAAGGTCAGGGAGCGTGGGCTGCTCCATCAAATCCTCAATATGAGTCTGATGAGGCAAGAAGAGCCGACATAGAAAACTCTCCTGATGTAAACTTGGAAGATATTGCATTAGGTTATAACTTGCAGCCTGATGATTATTTCGACAATCCAAGAGCATATATGAATAATACTGCTTATGGATTGGAGTCTGCTCATGTTATAAAGAATGCACTTGATGCCATTAAGAATGGCGAGAAAGATGTTAAGGTTAAGGTTTATCGTGCCGTTCCTACTTCTGTAAAGGAAGGAAAGTTGCGTAATGGTGACTGGGTTACTCCTTCAAAGAAGTATGCTGAAATGCACGGTGATAACAGGTTGGATGGAAAATATCGTATCATTGAAGATGAAGTTCCTGCAAATCAATTATGGTGGGATGGCAATGATGTTAACGAGTTCGGCTTTGATGATGGTAAGGAATACAGATATAAGAATGCTAAGAATAATCGTAAGTTGAATGACCTCATAACTTATGATAATAAAGGCAACGTAATACCTCCTTCAAAGCGTTTCAATTCTCGCAAGAGTGATATCCGTTTCTCTCTGAAAGAAGAAAAGGAGAAGATTGTGGCTGATGCTAAGGCAAACGGAACCTATATGACTGCTCCTAATGGTGAGAAGACCAAACTGGATGCAGAACAATGGGCAACCGTCCGTACTGCCAACTTCAAGAACTGGTTTGGTGATTGGGAGAATGACCCTGAGAATGCTTCCAAGGTGGTGGATGAGAATGGTGAACCTATGGTGGTTTGGCATGGCAGAAGTGCCGAGTTCAACACTTTTGAGAAGAAGGAAGGTGTCCGCTTTATTATGGGGCTTGAAGACAAGGTGAAGGCAGAAGGATTCTTCTTCTCTCCTGATAAGGACTTGGCTGAGGAGTTTGCATCCAATTCGTCTAGACACCGTGGCGGCAAGGCTAATGTGGTTCCTTGTTTCCTGAATATCCGAAGACCGATGGATTTGACTGGCGAAGACTATGATAGAATCTACGAAGATGTGACTGGCTGGGAGTACATGGTGGGCATGGACACTCAGGACAATCTTTGGGGTATCATGGATGAAGAGGGCATGGCTGACAAGATTAAGGAGAAAGGCTATGATGGAGCCATCTTTGTTGAAGAGGTGGATGATAGCTATGAGCCTACCAAGATTTCCTATTGTGCTCTGGATGCCAACCAAATCAAGTCTGCCGAGAATAACAATGGTGATTTCTCTGCCGACAACAATGATATTCGTTTCTCTCTGAAAGCAATGATGGAGAAACCAGAGGGATGGAAACAAGCCAACAAGAAGGCTATACATATTGCAGAAGCTATTGAGCGTGACCCTAAGTTCTCCTTGAAGAACCTTGATGGCACTCTCATTAAGGCTGGAACGTACTTTAGCGGTGGCGGTCTTGTTGAGGAAGGCTTGAAGGGTATCATCGACCCAGTGGTGGCAGTGGAGTATGACGAGAAGATAAGCGGTGTATATCGCAACAACTTCGGGCAGCACATCGTTACTGCTGATGTCCGTGACGTTGATCCAAAGGAATTGGTGAAGCAGATAGATGGCGAGGTGGAGTACTTCCATGCCAGCCCCGTCTGCAAGAACTACTCTCAGGCGAAGAGTAACCATGCTGAGGTGGAACTTGACAAGGAGACTGCTGCTAGTACTGCCGAGTTCATCAATGCTATCAAGCCAAAGGTGGTGACCATTGAGAATGTGAAGGGCTATAAGGATTCGGATGCCATGAAGACTATTACCGATGCTTTGGATGCCAACGGCTATACTTGGGATGCAGATGTGTATAACGCTGCTGACTATGGCGGCTACACCAACCGAGAGAGATTGATTGTCCGTGCGGTTCGTGATGGTAAACTCCCTGAAAAGCCAAAGAAGATGGCACGCAAGAGCGGATGGTATGAAGCGGTAGAGGATATTATCCCGACCCTGACCGAGAAGAAGAATGGTGTGGCTCCTTGGATGGATATTCGCTTGAAGGCTGATGGCATTGACTGGCGAAACATTGAGAAGCCATTGTATGTGATGGGTAGTGCCTATGCTGACGGAAAGGTTCCTCACGCTTTTGCTGATGAACTCCTGCCAACACTCCGAACCAAGAGTGGTGACGTGATTGTGATGCCTGACGGTAAGGTATATCGTGCCATGGGAAGAGTGCTCGCTAGAGTATCAGGAGTGAGCGATGATTACAAGATGCCATTCTCTGAGAACTTGAGCCATACCATCATCGGAAACGGAATCCCTACCCAGTTGACGGAACATGTTATTGCTCCTCTGCTTACTGGCTCTGACCCTAAGTTTAGCATCCGTACCTATCACGGCACTGGTGCTAGCTTTGACAAGTTCGATTTATCTCATGCCTTGGAAGGCGAGGGAAGTGAGAGCTTCGGACATGGTGTGTATGTTACCAACTCTAGAGAGATTGGACGTGAGTATGCTCAGAGAGCCAAAAGCAATAAGATTAGCAAATTTCTGAATAACGAAAGCAATATTCCTGCAAAGTATCGTGATGATGAACTGATTCAGGACTACAAGGAGATAGCTAGAGGTGTGTTCCGTGGTGAAAAGTTAGAGGATTTGAAGGAAAATTTCATCGACCAATACGATGCCGAGATTCATGCTAACAATAGTATGATTAAGGAATTTGAGGAGCAAGGTGTGCGCCAAGATATATATGATATGTATCTTTATTCGAATGGCTTGAAAGATTCTCCTGATAATAAGGAAATGTACACTAAGGAACTGATTGAATCGTATAAAGATGAGATAGACCTATACAAAAAGAAACAGAATGCCATCCGTGGAATGAAGTCTTCTGACTTTACTGTTTTACTGGGTTTTCGCTACGATGTGAATATTCCTGATGATAATGGTAGCAACTATCTGGATTGGGAAGGAACGATTCCTGATTCTTTGGATAAGCAGAAGGTGGCAGAAGATGCCTATAAGGTAGTATCAGATAATCAAGGTTTCAATGATTTCAAGGCTACTCCTCTTAATGATTTCATTGCTCATATATTGAAGACTTATGTTAACACAACAGATGTGGCTGGAAGAGTTGAGAAACTGAAATCAGATATTAAGGATGTGATTGAGAATTATGTGGCAGATGATGATGTACTTGCTTTAAACGAGTATTTGAAGGATGCTACTCCTGATGATGTACTCGCTACCATCTGGTACAATGACCTAGTTAAAGATATTAAGGATGCTGACCTTGGTGAGGAACTTTATAGAAAGTTGAGTACTTATGTAGGCGATAATGCAGCCAGTCAGATCCTTTCCGATAATGGTCTTGTCGGTATCAAATATCCTGCTGGACTTATTCATGGAGGTGCTAAAGAAGGCGATTACAACTACGTGATATTCGATGAGAACAATGCCAATATCGTGGGGAATACCCGATTCTCCTTGCGCTATGACAAGTTTGAGCACGACTTGAACCAGTGGAAGAAGGATAACAATCTGCCTAAGGATGCCAAGCGACCAACCATTCCACAACGCAACGCTGGTGAGAGTGCCGTTGACTTCCTGAGGAGAGTGGACGAGTACCGCAAGATGATGGCTCTGTGGAAGACTGCTCCAACCTACGAGCAGCATCTTCTGAGTGATGATACTGCCCTTGGAGAGTTCAACCGAGAGTTGCAGCGTGGTTCTGTGCTCAAAAGAATCGCCTTTCAAGATAGTATGCTGGCTATCCGTAAGGCTCAGGAAGCTATCATGAAGGAAGTGGGTGTTGACCGCCTGAATATGGCTGAGGATGCCTATACTGCCGAGAACAGAAGTCACGGCAAGGGAAAGAACGAGTTTGAGGAGTACAACAACGAGTTTCTGCAGCCACTCAGAAAGGCTTATCATCAGATGAAGAAGGTGCTGGGCGATAGCTACGACAACGTGCGAGTCTATATGATGGCTAAACACGGATTGGAGCGTGATGCCCAGATGGCATTCAAGAAGTCACTGGAAGCTGACTATGAAGATGTGAATCAGAGAAGTGCAGCATACAAGGCATACAAAAACGACTTGGATCGTGTGTCTAATGATGCCGACTTGGAGTTTGGCAGGGTAGATTTCACAACTTGGAGACAGAAGGATAATGCTCTCCGAGGAAAGTACTCTCCATCCTATATTGACTACCGCTACGATGATAACGGAATCGCCTACGATTATTCCGGCTTGTCTTCACTCTTCGATGGTTCAGACTTCGAGGAAGCTGCCCACAAACTGGTAAGGGATGTGGAGACCAAGCATCTTGCCGAGGTTCAGGCTCTTTGGAATGCTACGAATGCTGCCACCAAGAAGATTCTTCGTGATGGCTTCAAGGCTGGAATGATGAGCAAGGATGCCTACGAGTATGTGAAGGGTATGTATAGCCATTACATTCCTCTCCGTGGCTGGGATGGCACTACTGCCGACCAAGTCTGGGACTATATCGGTGGCGGCAATGGTGCGTTCAATCAGACATTGAAGACTGCACATGGACGAACCTCTATCGCTGATGATCCTATCGCATACATCGAGAATATGGCAGAGAGTGGAATCCTGCTGAACAACAAGAACTGGGTGAAGCAGCACCTGATGCTCTTGGCGCAGAATTATCCAACCTCCCTGCTCACCCTGAGCAAGGCTTGGTATGTGAAGAGTACGGATGCCAACGGCAACGAGGAGTGGATTCCTGCTACCCCTCAGATTACTTCTCAGATGAATAGTAATCAGGTGAAAGCTGCCATTGATGCTTTCGAGCAGAAGATGGAGCAGATGGCGCAGACTGGTGATGCTACCCAGCAGAGAGACGGACTGAACATTGCCTATCCTCAGACTCATAGCGAGGAGAGAGAACATGAGGTAAGAGTGATGAAGGATGGCGAGGAGTATGTAATCTACGTGAATGGTGACCCTCAGTTGGCTCAGGCGATGAATAATACCAGAGCACACCGAGTAAGAGAGATTCAGAGCGGCAAACTGGATAGGGCTGCTGCTTGGTTGGGAAGAAAGATGGCTGCTGCCTACACTAGTCTTTCTCCTCTCTTCATCCCTTCCAACTACTTCCGAGACCTGACTATGACTCTGGCTTCTACCGCTATTCGTGAGGATGGTAGATACAATTATCTCCTCAGAAAGAATCTGGCTACCTCTTGGAATCTCGGTTTTATGCTGAGAGACTATCAGAACGGCAAGTTGAGAGAGAAGGTAAGCAACGGAAATGCTACGGCAAAGGAACAGATGTTCTATGACTTCATGATGAATGGTGGCGAGACTGGCTTTGTCTCTTCGCTTGACGTGGAAGACTTGAAGAAGAAATTCAAAAACGACTTGAAGGATTTGGATAGATGGAAGGCGAACCTAGTAAAAGTAGGGCACACCATTATGGATGGCATTGAGTTCCTGAACAGAGCGATAGAGGATAGCAACCGATTTGCGGTCTATATGACTTCCATCCAGTATGGTCGTTCCATTGATGAGGCTGTGAATGATGCCAAGGACGTGACCCTGAACTTCAACCGCAAGGGTACTGGCGAATACGGCTGGCAGATGATTAGAAATCTCTATCTCTTCATCAACCCAGCAGTACAGAGTTTGCAGACATTGGGTGCGCTTGCCAAGCATCATCCTTTCAAGTTCACGGCTGTTACTGCATCGTGGTTGGCGAGTGGTGTACTCGTACCTATTGTTAATGTCGCTCTAATGCAGTTGGTTGCTGCCTTTTTGGGTGGCGATGGTGATGATGATAAGGATTGGTACAAAGATATATCTAAGAAGTACTGGCAGTTCTCCAAGTGGGATAGACGAAACAACTTTATTATGTGGGTTCCTACTACCCATGAGTTCGTGAAGATTCCTCTTGCTCAGGAGTTCCGTGCTTTCTACGGTTTGGGTGATATGATTGCATCCAAGATGATGGGTGGAGAATTGGCTGAGGAAAGTTGGGAAGACTATGGTTTGGATTTGGTTGGTCAGGTTGTTGATATGCTTCCGCTTGACCCTACTGGCTATGATGGCAATATTGCTGTCAGTCTGATGCCGAATGCTATTCGCCCAGTCTTTGAGTTGGCTTTCAATGTTGACTTCACTGGCAAGCCATTATTCAAGGACACAGAGTACAACAAGTATGACCCTAACTTTACCAAGGCATACGTGGGCACTCCTGATTGGTTGGTTCGTGCATCAAGGATGATGAATTCAATCGGAAACGACTATCCTAATGTGCAGCAGAACAAATGGGATGCTTTGGGTAACCCAAGATACAATCTGAATAACCCTGCTGTGGTTGACCATGTTTTGTCTTCTTACCTCGGTGGTGCTTACACCATGGGCAGTCAGGTGCTCGGTTTGATTACCAAGTCGCTCAATGACCGGAAGGAAATCAAGGTGGCTGATATTCCATTGGTAAGCAAGTTTGTCAGCAACCCTGATGATAGACCAGTCAGCAAAAAGAAGGGTGATGAGTTTTGGGATAAGAAGGAATACTACGACCGAGCAGCCAACACGATTAGTAAGTTGAAGAAACAAGCTAAGATTGATGGCGATTACTCTCTGCTTGAACGTTTCTATGGCTCAGAAGAGTACAAGAAGTACAAGTTGTACGAAAAGGATGTAAACGAGTACAAGGAAGCTAGAAAGAAGGAGCGTGCAGAAGAGAGTGGGGATGAGTACAGACCACATCAACTTAATGCTGAGGACATCTATAAGAATCATGCAACCCCTATGGATGAGTTTGAGGATATGAAGTTGAAACAACTCTTTGAAAAATTAAACTCATTCAAGACTAGATATGATGCTATTGTAGATAATGCCCCAAATGAGAGCGATGGCTACTACAACACCAACAAGACTGCCATTGATGCCATTGACAATATTTCCTTTGATAAGCAGGAGATTTCCGAGTTGAAGAAAGGTTTCTTGGATGATGGCAAGGATGCCTACAACGCTGAGGACATGAAGCAGATTCGTGAACTGAGAAAGAAGATTCTTGCCGTGCTGGAGAAGGCTAACAAGGTGGTTGTGGCTAACCAGAAGGCGAAGGCTGATAAGTAATATATATATATGACTATCCCCTGAAAGTGCTAGGCTTTCGGGGGATAATGCTTCCAATCTGAAACTTTTCGCCTATATATTCAGTATAAATCTAACAATCTGTAAGTATTTATAAAGTTTAACTATTAAAAATATCCTGAATTGTTATTCTTCCATTATTTCTTTTTATATTTGCAGCATCTAAGAATATCTGAATTTCAGATGATTACATCAGCAAAAGATTATCCAATCATTATAAACTTAAAAAATGAAGGCTTATGAAAAAAGATGAAGACCTACGAGTCAAGAAGTTAATTGGAGAGATTACGAAACTTCTCCCCGAACGCAGCAAGATTAAGACGGACTTGCTTTATTTCAAGTATGCGCCTATATTGGTCATGCTTATACGATGGTATGGTGTATCTCAGTTCTATGACAACAAGATGGAGATTACACTATGGTACGAAGAGAATGAGGAACCTGTCTGGTTCTTTTATTTCATCACTTATATCCTCTACCCGATTTCTCTTTGGAAGGGTCAGGTGTTGCACAGATTGTGTGTAGAGTGGCGCATCCCGATACTCTATATCGCAGGAGTCAATGTGATACACATCATGTTCGGCTCTATCGTTATCACAAACAATATGTACTATTGTGATATGTTCCTGATTACACTCATTTTAATTCTATATGCTTATGTCGCAATTAGTAAATTACAGCATCATCGAAGCTGGACTTCGTGCTCTTGCAGATAAGGCGCATGAATCAGCAGTTGCCCAAGCGGAAGGCAAACCTATCCCTTGCGGTCTATCGGAGAACGATATGGAACTGGTGGCACTTCTTACTGCCATGATGAATGATACCCAAGCCAATAAAGGCTGGTGTGCTCATGAAATGGGCAAGTCTATCTCATCCTTTGAAAAGTATGTTCATGATGGTAAGATTCCCGAAGGCATCCATGACCAGTTCGGGCATGAGAAGAAGTGGAACAAGTCGCTTATCCGATACTTTGCCAACAAGAAGGCTTTCTTCCGCAAGCTATCACGAAAGTACGGCATCCACCTTTAGCAATCGCTACACATTATATATATAGGAGAGACCCAATCGCCCCTCCTGTATATTTACGAACTTTTCCGTAACCATAAATCTTTGCTAATTAAGTACTTATACAATCTTTTACGAGTTTATCTATCTCTATCCATATTATTCGTATCTTTGTGCTCGTAACGTTACAAAGTGAGAATCATAATTTAGTGTTTAACAAAAAAGATTTCAGGATAATATGGAAAGTAAAACGTATGTATTCGGAAACGAAGGCTCAACATCTAACAATGGGATGCTCGGTCTTCTTGCGCCTCTGCTCCAGAAGCAGGGTGTTGACCCAAATGTCCTTCTCGCCATGAAGGGTAACAACGGAATGTGCGGTGAAGGTGGTTGGTTCATGTGGGTTATCTTCCTCTTCTTCCTTATGGGTTGGGGCGGCAATGGCTGGGGAGGCTTCGGCAATAACGGTCGTGGCGGTCTTGCTAACGAGATTAACAACGACAATGGTCGTGCCCTTTTGATGGATGCCATCGGTGGCAATCGTAATGCGCTAAGCAACTTGGCTACTCAGCTCAACTGTACAGAGGGACAGATTCAGAATGCCATTTCTGCCCTGACTTCTCAGGTTCAGAATGTAGGTAATCAGGTTGGTATGAGCGGTATGCAGACCATCAATGCTTTGCAGCAGGGTAACATGCAGATTGCTCAGCAGATTGCAAACTGTTGCTGCGAGAATCGTTTGGCTATCTGCCAGCAGACTGGTACCTTGCAGAACGCCATCAACAACGTGGCTGTAGGTCAGGAGCGTGGCTTCTCTAACGTAGCTTACGAGACTCAGAGACAGACTTGTGATTTGCACAACGCCATCAAGGAAGCAACAGCAGAATTGAAGGCTGGTCAAACCGCCGCTGAGTTTAGGGATATGCAGGACAAAATAGACCATCTCAGAGAAGAGAATGGAACCTATAAGAGTTCTGCAATGATGAGCCAGATTGTTGGTCAGGCTGTAGCACCTATTAATGCGGTATTGGCTGGTCTGCAGAACGAGGTTGCTGGTATCAAGTGCAAGCTGCCTGAGACGGTGACTCTGAATTATTCACAAGCAACAGCAGTCCCGAACTGTGTTGCGGCACAGATGGGACTGTATGGTTTGAATGCTGCTAACTGTGCAGGATTCTGGGGTTAAAGAAAGGAGGCTGCTATGTTATGGTTAAGACCTTTTACTTGGGTGAATCGTAACGGTTCGGCGGCTATCGCTTCTACAGGCGTGGCGGTGAATACTGCCAATGTGGTGTTCACCTTTAAAAACCACGCCTTCGTGAATGCCAACTACAGGGGGACGATTTTCGTGAATCTGATGCAGGCTATTCCGACTGGAACGACTGGTACGCTGCCTATCCTTTTCGAGACCAACGGAGTAACACAGGCTGTAACCAAGTTCAATGGTGAAGCATTGACGGTTGCAGACGTGCCGGGAACTGGAGTGGTTCAGCTCTGGTTTGAGAGAGACACTAACACCCTTCAGCTGATGACGGGTATTGTTTAACAAACAGAATAGATAATAGGAGATTACATTATGTTTCAAGGTTTAAGAACAAATTCTTTATTCTATGTGCTCGACAAGGGCGAGAACCCGAACTTGAAGATCGGTCAGGTTGTTTCGGTTAGCAACCCTCAGACGAGATACCCATCCTACAACAATGGCTTCACCCCTCAACCTATGGAGACCGTGGTGGACGTTAAGAAGAACATCCTAACGGCAATTATGCTAAGTGAAGCCAATACCATCTATGAAATCAGGTATGACTTTGACTTGAATGGGGAGACTATTGAGATGCAGGAGGGATGTACCTTGAAATTTGAAGGTGGAAGTTTGAAGAATGGAACGATTAAAGGCAATCATACAATAATATCTGCCAAATTAACAAAGATATTTAGCACCAATATAGAATTAACTGCAACTTGGAATATTAAGGGCTTATATCCTGAATGGTTTGGCTCAATTGGTGATTACGTTACTGATGATGTATTAGCCATACAAAAGTGTATTGATATTGGTATAGTTATAAGAAAAGATACTTTATTGACTAATAATTATGCCATTAGTGATTCTGTCAAGTTCAATCAAGATTTAAATGAACATAGTTTTTACTCAGTGAAAGGAAATAATTTGCCTAATCTAAAAAGTTTAGGGAATAAACCATTGTTTACTTCTGGATTGAAATATAGTGGTAGTCCAGTTGCTCAATATTTGAAAGTAGAAGGAATACAGTTTCAAGGTGATAAAAACAACCATGTTTTAGATGGAAACAAAATCATGCGTGTTGAAATTGCCGGATGTATATTTAACATCAAATTGCTTTATGCATCAAAATACATACAAACACTTTATGTTCATAATTGTAAAATTAACGGGTATGGTGATAATAATTCTTCTACAGCATGGTTCCAGGTTGAAAATGGATTGCACGATGTAAAATTTGATAGTCTTCAATTTGAATACTCTATTGGAGGAGCTATTGCTGCATACGGAGGAGATGAATTTTCAGTTTTTAATTTATCTATTGTGAATTGTCTTTTTGAAGCATTAAGAAAACAACCTGCAATATCTTACAAAAAAGTTAGTTCTATGTATATAGCAGGTTCTTATTTTGAAGATAATAAAGGTGGGCATGTTGTAGCCATTGATTCGAATAACAAGAATATTGTATTAATAGGTAACACATTCAATGAAATACTTTCCAATGAGTCTGTTGATAATACAAGTGGCAATGGTACTTATAAAGTAGTTTGGTGGGGCACCGATGGATGTTCTTCTATAAGTAATAATGGGTTGGCAGAAAAGGGGCATTTCTTTAGAAATGGAAGTAGTAATTTCTTTGCAAACGACTATGGGTTTCCCTTTAATACAATTAATATATCATCTTATTTTCCAACAGGAAATTCTTTGCAAGGGTTATTTGAAGGACGATTGTGTTATAATAGCGAACTAAAGAAGTGGGTTACCTATAATGGGGAAAATTGGCAAAATCTTGATGGTTCTCCATTATAATACCTTGCAAGTTAATTGGTATTGAGAGATATAAAGTAGAGACAAAGGGTATGCCATAATTCTATGAAACCTTCCTTGTTTTCCTTAATATTATTTTCCTACAAACTTGTTGGATTTTCAGGAACTAAGCTTGGATAGTAAAATAACAGAAAAAATAAAATGATAGAAAAATTTAAACAGTGTCAAAAACAACTTGACACTGTTTAAATTACACTACATTTTTAAACTTCTGTTCCTGTAGCATCAATCCATTTATTATCACCTTTATACCATATCATTCTTGCAGGAGATAAGCTTGTATCAAGATAAGCATATCCTTCTTTAATATTTTCAAAAGTAGGTCTTTCATTGCCAATCAATAGGGTATTTTCTACAGGTATCAATATATCTTTCAGCTTTGTATTATCATCTACAAAGCATAAGCCAGATATAAAAGCATTGTTATCTGATTTCATAAGGATGTTGTTAACACCATTAGCATATAGCTTTTGCTTAAAAATAACAAGACCACCCTCACACCTAAATCCACCTTGCCTTCCGGAGCCACTATTGTAAAATCCAATACTTCCTGTACCATGAGCATAAAAGGCACAAATTCCAACCTCAGAATCTTTTAAGTCTTTAACATGTCTACTAGTAAAATTATTATCTAAAACTTCGCCTAGCAAGCCTCCTGAAATATCACTATGACAAAAAGTATCACCATTTCCTCTGTTGAACTTAGAAAACATTACAGATGTACCATAATCAAAAACAGGAATCCAACCAATTTGGAAATTATCAAAGTCTTCAATCCAACAGGAGTAAATACTTGAATCAGCAGTAAGTTCATTCAATCTTCCATATATTCTAAAACCAGAAAGTGATACTTTTATTTTCTCATTTATAAAGTTATTAGAAAAGACAAAAGAATATTTTATATTTCTACTTGTTGCATAAATAACAGTACCAGTATTAGCTTCCATATAATTATTTGAAATCGTTACATCTCCAGTAATATCTTCAATCCTTATTGGTTCAGCCTGACCCTCAATATTATTATTGTCAATGATTATGCTTGAAAACGCATTTTTTATAAATATAGCATTTTTACCTCCCTGTTCTATGTTTGAGTCTCTAATAGCAAAATTACATAGCGTCCTATGATTAGTACTATCAGAAGTTGCATAGATAAATTTATCATTGTAATAACCTACACACTTGCTTATTGTCAAATCTCCCAACATAGTGTCATTGGAATTTGTGTCTAAATACAGGCAGTAGCCTAGGCTGACAAATTCGCACTCCTCAATAATGGAAACTCTACTAGGCGAACCAGCCGCATAATACTTTATAAATGTTGGTTTCGACAGTCCTAACACCTTTATATTATGTATGGAGAAATTACAAAAAGTAGCAGTACCACTTCCACTTCTTCCATTCATGGTAAAACAGGCATCTTTTCCTAAAATTAACATTGATGGAGATGTATTGCCAGAACTACCTGCACCTAGCAAATCTCTACTATTGTTATGTTTTCCCTGAAGATTAAGATCATATACAAAGGATATATTTTTTCCTATGTAGTATTGACCAATAATCATTATGGACAATCCATTATAGTATTTACCTATTAAGTCTATGGCTTTTGCAAAGACATCTGCATTATCTGTTCCAACTTGCGTTGTCTCATTATAGTCAGACTTTCCTCCAATCCATCTAATATCCAAGTGTGGAATGCTGAAATCTATAAATGTACAATTATTAAAAATATATCCATTTAAGTCGTTAATAATATAACCTCCCTTTCCTTTAATCGTTCCATTCTTCAAACTTCCACCTTCAAATTTCAAGGTACATCCCTCCTGCATCTCAATAGTCTCCCCATTCAAGTCAAAGTCATACCTGATTTCATAGATGGTATTGGCTTCACTTAGCATAATTGCCGTTAGGATGTTCTTCTTAACGCCACCAACAGTCTGGATATTTTTCTCCAGCACCTTGTAGCCCTTGCCGGAAAACTCGGAAGGGTTATATGGACGGTTGTCCAGAACAAGCTGCTTAATCTTGTTCCAAAGCACCATTAAACCTGTATCAGTTAATATCTTCATTGTATATAATTTTTAAGTAAAACAATTTGGCTCTACTATAACTTTAGTGCATAAACCTGGATATTACACCCAGAGTATAGGCTTGGACTAAAGTTCATAGAAAAGACACCGTTAAGTCAGCGAGTTGATGAACTCCTCCGTAATCTCAACAAAGTCAGAACTTGCAGGAATACCAAGACTGGTAATGTCTGCTTTAGCAACAACAGTGGCAGCAGTAACGTGACCATTGGCATCTGTTGTGATCTTATACAGACCAGAAGCCTTGGCTCCAGCTGCACTGGTAGGGTGAACATAGTTGTTAGCTCTCTCTGCAATTCCAGCCAGTTTGTTCTTCTCGGCAGTGGTATAGTCGTTGGTAGAAAGCTGCTTACCACTAACCTTGTCAACCTTCTTGCCAAGTTCAGTTGTAAACATTGTGGTCTTCACGTAGCCAGACAAGTCAACCGTTGTAGTAGCCTCGCCCAGTTTCTCCCACTTGGTTGCATCGTAAGTGCCAGCAATATCACCAGTATAGACATACTCTGCATAGACGTTCTTGTCACCAGTGGTGCCATCCTTCATCATGTAGATATGCTTCTTGATACCAGTTGAAGGGAGTTCTGTAACTACTTCCGCAAAGGTGGTATCAATGTTGCCCAACTGAGTCAAAGGTACATTACCATTGCCATCAAGTGTAGCAACACCATTAGCCTTGCCCTTTTCAGAAGCCTTAACAAACACACTCTTGCACTTGTTCCAAAGTGCAGTCAAACCAATTTTTCCTAAATAATTATATTCTGCCATAATCTAAATAATATTTATATTATTATTGTTTCTTGTCTAATAAGTCATTAACCTGTTCTGTCGTGAGGTCAGAATCAATAAATGAATCCAATTTATCAGATGTTTCGTACACTTTCTTGTTGATATTACGAACATAACCTATAAAGTCATTTTCAGGCTCAGGCATCTGCTCATTTTCTGTGTCAGGAACATACGTACCTGCAATTATACTTTGTATATTATCCGCTGTAATTTCTTTAATGTTTTCTAACTTGTCTTTCATTTGCTGGATATTTTTGTCACTTTCCTGCATTCGGTCTAATAAATCTTGTGGAATACCAGTAGCAGCTTTCACAAGTTCCTTCAATACGTCCAAAGCATCTTTGACGGAAACACCCGTGATAGGGTCTTTCACATATTTTGAGTACGTGAGTGTTCCGTCTTTTCTTCCGCTTACAAGTACATTATTATATTTTTGTTTAACTGCCATAATTATCTTTTTTTGATGTTGTATGTAAAATCATCAGGAATCAATTCGTCTGTGCAATAATAATGTAAATCTCCAAGTTCTGTATGGGTAAGTTCTGCTTCAAATCCAGCTTGTGTAAAAACTAGAGGAGAATTGCTGACAAACCAGATATATGGTCTTTCTTTTGAAGTTCTAATGGTTATAGCCTTGCCTTCAAAATTTGCATTAGCATTCGTAAGTTCTTCCAAATTTACGTTTGCCGGATTGAAAGTAGATAGAGCACCATAAAGCAGCGTCTCTTCTGATTTATTATTCAGCTCTATGTAATACTTGGTGTTATACATACCACCCATTTCTCCTTCAACAACACCTAATGGGATGTGAGATTTGCCATTTCTCTCAACAATACGAAAGAGTCCCTTTTCGATACTGCAAAGGTCATTGTCTCTGTATTTACCTTTTATTGTTATACCATAGACACCTTCGTCTAAATCACTAGGGAAAGTAACCATAATCTTGCTATGTGGATATGATCCATTGGAAACCTCACATATTTTTGAGGACATTACAGCAATACATTCACCAAAATAGTCTGTCAGGATAACTTCTAGATTGCTGATAGCTGCTACATCTAGATATTCTAACATCTGTTTGTTTTGGCTAATGTAAGCTTTCTGCATCTGAATAAAAAGAGAGAAAGAGTTACCTTTAACTATTTTGTAAATATCCATGTTACGTAATATTACACATTATTAATAATAGCGCAAAGATAGGCAGAATTTTCTCTACCTATCTCTTATCCATTAACTTTTGGGCATTAAATCAAGCCCTTCCATCTGAGGAACTTGCGCTTGCGGCTGCGCTTCCCTCTCTCGCTCTTGCAGTTGGTATGATAGACACAATCACGGAAGAGGTCTCTTGACTTCATATCCTTATCTACCAGTTTTGTCTTCTTGAAAGCCTCGAAGAGGGGGCGGTTCATAATCATCAGGTTGCCCTTCTCCGTAGGTAGGACAAAGTAGATTTCACCCTTGTTCTTCTTGGCTGCATAGTCTGCCTTAGCCGTAGCTTGGCGGTACATAATCTCGCATTTGATGCGCTTGAAAATCTTAGTAATCTTCATAATCGTAATTATTAAAATTGAAACTATATGATGGTTGCTGCCGAAACAGAAACCTTTTTTCTCATAACCCTAGTCTGATACAGTACCATCTTAGGCATTTCCATTTCATTGAAGCAGATATGGAGTCCGATGGCTCTTGTCATGAGCAAATCATCGTGCTTACCATCAATGGCTCCGTATGCTCCGTTCTTCTTTCTCTCGTAGGTAAGGAACTCGTTCAGGCATCGCTGGTCTCGTTCAACGTATAGATGCTCTCTGACTACCTGAACCAGTACAGAGATAACCATTGGCTTGGTTGCTACATTGGTATGGAATCCATACTTGCGTGGAACACCTTCCTTGATGTCTGCTTCACTCTGCTTGCGTGCATAGAGATTGTCATACACATCCTTGATTTGATTCAGGATGAACTCAGACTGATCACCGCCTTCCAAGATATGTTCCTTGTCTTTGGTCTCCAAGGTGTTTGATTCAATCACCAAGAGGGCATTATCGTAGTACTTGGCTATCTGTGCAGCCTTCCAAGCCAGCAAGTCCATATCAATATGCCCATACCATTGGGCTACCACATACGGCTTGCCACCTTCCATCATCCAGTATCTGTCGAAGACACAGATAACAGACCAGTCAGCCTTACTACCTCTACCACCAATATCCACTACCACCAAATATCGGTTTGTAACCTTACAATCGTCAAAGTACTCAGGCTTGCTCCATATCCACAACTGCCCAGTCTTGTCTTCCGAGAATCGCACGTTCTGTAGGCACTTCTTGCCCTTGTAACCATCACCATAAACATCACCGATAAACTTAGGTGATCGGCAACCTTTCTTGAACTGATCAACCTTCTCTTCTGCAAACACCTTGGCTCCTGAGTGCTTGAATGCCTCTACTGGGTCAGATGGGAATCCGCTAGCCATATCTCCATGGTCTGTGAATTTCTTGCGCTCCACAATATACCAGTTGATGGCTTCCAATGGTGCTCCCATCTGCCACAATTTCCAAAGGTATGTACCCGGCTCATCACGGTTAGACATCGTGTTGGTGTTGTTGCGGTTGTCGTATAACCATTTGGCAAACTCATCCTTCTTTTTCTTGCTTTCAAAGTCAAGATGGTAGAGGTCATAAATCTCAAACCAAGGAACGAAGAACGGTTCAAATACAGATTCACCTTTCTCTGCTGCAAGCCATTCCTGATGGAAGAAGTTGCCAGTACCATTTGCGGTTGACTCATATACAATCATGGTGTATGGTCTGTAGAGCACACCATTGGTTGCGTTCTGAACAACTTGTTCAGGAGACTTTCCTTCTGTCTTCTCCCACAATCCTACCTCAGAACAATGGATGAGGTTGTAATCTTCACCATTGGCAGAAGTCGGATTCTGCATAGAACCTACCTTGATTTTACAGAATCGCTGAGGAACCTTCTTCACGTTGCCGGAAGTACCAAATCCTACAAACTTAGGCTCGTTCTCAGAATATGCTTCTCCCATTTCATGCAGGAACTTGGTTGGAAATTCCTTCAACGCTTCATCAAACATTCCTCGGATGGTTTCTGCCGTGTCCTTGACCTGAGCGATGATGAGCGAGTTGAGACCCTTCTGCCACATAATTTGCAGCCAAAGGAAGTACATCTGAATAACCGTTGAGCCTCCCCATTGTCGAGCTTTCAAAAGAATGAGTCGGATAGGGCGGTTCTTCTTTCTTCTCTCCTCCAGCCACCTGAGCAGTCTGCGCTGCGGTCTTCTGAGCACAAAGCGGAAGGGGAGACCTCCACCTTTCGGTTTGATATAGATGAACATGGCGAAGAAGAAGAAGGGGTCGTGCTTCATCCTGATTCGGGTGAACTGCTCCACCAGTTGTTCCATTTCCTCTTCAAGGTTGTATGGCTCATCCATATCCGCATGCAGTTCCTCGATCACCGCCTTGCAGCTACCCAGTTCCAGCAGCATCTTGATGAGCGGAATCTTCTTCATACTCATCGGGAGGTGCTGCTTCTGAATCGGGAAGTCAGGCAGAAAGAGCAGGAACCGCTTATCTCCACAACCTTCACCCTTGATTGGGCTGAAAGGAGTGTTGATTTCCTTGATGCGCTTCTCATTCTCTGTCAGGATGCTCAATACATGTTTGTCTAGTGCATCTGTCAGCTTGGTTCTTACGGCTACTTGTCTTGGCATATCGGAGAATTAAGATACCCCCACAACAGACCGACTACATAGCAATAGATGTGGATGCCCACTGCCATGCAAGGAATGAAAAATCCTACACATATATACGAGAGAATGATGATGTTGTATCTCACCTTCTTCTCTACGAATGGGGCGATATATCCCATATAGGCATATACGATACCGCTGAGACCGATAATGGGTACGCTAGAACTGTGGTAATAGCTTACGGCTATGAGATAGAACACCACCATATCTACGATGCCGCAAGGTCTGGCTTTCAGGCATTGGTGCAGCACCCAAAGATTGATGGCTGCATGGAAGATGTTCTGATGGAAGAACGGATAGGTAAGCCGGTTCAGCATAGAGCAACCTTCATAGAGACCCATCCCATCATATCCAAGGAATGTGATACACATTATTATAATGTACCCAGCATAAAGCGCAATCTTTTCTTTCTTAATTCGTAACATCTTTCCTTCTCCTCCTTTCTCACCTTATGAAGAATCACGTGTATGGATTTCGGAGAAAGATAGAAACTGGGAGCCTCCTGATTGCACACGTAACTAATGGCATCCAACTTGGTGATAGAAGGATGCTGCTTGGTATAAGCTATAAATCTGCGGTATATTTCACGAAACATTTCTCTCTTGGTAGGGTTCATGTTATCCAAGGATTTCCCTTTGATCATCGTCAGAATAACATTGTAAGCCCTGATATCCGAGACCCAAAAACGCTTGCTTGAAGATTGCAGTAATCTCTGCTCAATCTCCAAGAGGCTGATATTGTCTCTTACTGATATAATTTCCTTGTAAGCCCTCAATATGTCAGCGTTTCGCTCTTGTGTAAAGTCACATCGTGATCCTTTATGTTTCATTCTCTTATGATGCAAAGTTACAAAAAAGTATCGAAACAACCAAATTATTCATATACGATTAATTAAAGTTAACGGATAAGATTGATTATAGGCGGAAAAGCATTACTTTTGGGCATTGATTTATAAATTAATACATATATATATGCCTGATAATACAAATACGGAACAGAATGCTGGTGCTACTGCACAGCAAGCTACGAAGACTAAGAGAGACTTGGCTTTGGAGCGTTTGAAGACTCGTCATCCCGATACCGAGTATGCGGATGATGAAGCTATCTATGGTGCTATCAATGATGATTATGATGCCGACCAGAAGTCTTTGCAAGGTTACAAGGATAACGAGAAGGCGATGGCTGACTGGATGGGAAGTGACCCTGCTGCGGCTACCTTCCTGCAAGCGATGAAGGCTGGCAAGAGTCCTTATGCAGAATTGATTCGTACCCACGGTGAGGATGCTATCGACTACTACTCTGATCCTGATAATGCTGACGAGATTGCCAGTGCTCAGTCTGAGTTCTTGAAGAATGCGTCTGATGGCAAGAAGTTGCAGGAGGAGTACGACAAGAATATGCCAGCCAGCTATGCGGTCTTCGACAAGCTGGAGGAGAAGTATGGCGAGGAAGCGGTGAACGAAGCTATCGACCAGTGCTTTCAGACGATGAACAATGTGGTGAAAGGTATCTTCACCGAGGATATGATTACCGCTTTCATCAAGGCAAAGAATCACGATACAGATGTAGCTGATGCTGCTCACGAAGGTGAGGTGCGTGGCAAGAACACCAAGCACATGAAGAACTTGGAGCTGCGCAAGAAGGGCGATGGTACTGCCGACCTTGACTCAGCGAATGCCGAGACCAAGAATACCGACAACCAGCCGGAACTGGGTGCGCTTGACAGGGTTAACCGAAGAGGTAACATCTGGGAGCGTGGAAACGAGAAGCGAACACGCATCCGATAAGATAGAGTTAGATTTATATAATGTTTAATTAATATTTAGGATAATGAAAGTAACAAAAAGTACATTTAATCGACTGTTCTCCATTTTCATTATGGTGATGGCAGTTATTTTTGGTGTCAATGGTCAGGTGCTGATGGCTGAGGCTACTCTTCCTGATGGCGGTACTTCTGAGAGTGGTCACCCTGCGGAGGCTGGCGGTGCTCCTGCTGCTGGTGAAGCTGGCAATGGTGGTGCGGCTCGTCAGAATGAGGGTATCGCTACCGAAACCAAGGGTCGTGAGCACTTTAACGAGAAGGGCATTGAGTATTACAACAATGACATCAACGAGAAGATTATCAAGATTCGCCCGATGGCAACACCAGTGGATCAGATTTCCCGTTATGCCACAACCAAGCCGGCAAGCTCCTTTGTTGTTGAGTATTGGAGTATCGGTACTCGTCCTATCCGAACCACAGTAAAAGAGAATACGGAGGCAAGTACTGGTACATCTATGGTATTGAAGGTAGAAGACCCTGAAATGTTTACGCTTGACGATACCATCCGAGTGGTAGGTGTGAAGGCTGTCACTAACTATAAGGGTGTCGCTTATTCAACCATTACTGATGCTCCTACTCCTGATTTGGTACTCTGTGTGTGTGGTAAGGACACAGAAGGCTATCCTATTGTGTATGCCATTAATGGTAACATGGTCAGCAAGCAGCCTATCGGTGTTCCTGCCTTGAAGCAGGGTCAGAAGTTGATTCGTATGGCAAAGAGCTGCGGTGAGCTGGATGTACAGACTGGTCGTTTCAACAACCTTCCTGATTCTGATGTTCAGTACTGCCAGAACTTCATGATTCAGGTTGAGCAGAGTACATTCGATAAGATTGCTGACAAGCGAGTGGATTGGGATTTCTCAGACATTGAGGAGGATAGCATCTATGATATGCGACTTGCCATGGAGGGTTCTTATCTCTTCGGTGATATGGCTTGCATCAAGCATACTACCAAGAACAACTCAGCTCAGTGGTTTACCAAGGGTATCTGGTGGATGGCTGGCAAGGATATTGAGGTAGGTCATATTGCTACTGCCGATGAGATCAAGAAGGGCTACACCAAGAATGAGCGAGTTATCACAGACTTGGAGCTGGTAGATATTTCCAAGGATATGTTTGTCGGTACTGGTATCGGCAACAAGCGCAAGGTGGTTATCGCTGGCTCAGACTTCGTCCGTGCATTCAGTAAGATTGATTCTGACAAGTTCCGCTTGAAGGACACCGTTGAGGTATGGAACTTGAAGTTCAAGAGTTGGGAGACAGACTTCGGTGAGGTTCTGATGATTCACTCAGAGTTGTTCGACCTCTTCGGTATGAGTGACTGCGGCTTCGCTCTTGATCCTGAGTTCTTGGTGAAGAGAGTACACTTGTCTTGGACTCGTAACGTTCTCGACTTGAAGAAGGCTGGAATCCGTAACACCGATGCAGTAGTTATTCAGGAGGTAGCTTGTCTGTACTTGAAGTACCCTAAGGCACACGCTCGTATGCGACTTGCCAAGGTTCCTGATGCAGAGGGCACATCTGAGACAGAAGAGACCAATGCTGTTGCTTAATGCAGGGCAAATTCGGCAAATTATTCATTAAATAGAGAGGGGTGTGGGCACTAGCCCCATCCCTTTTTTCATAACACATATATAATAAGGTATAATCATGTATAAGAAATATCAAGCTGGTACGGATTTGTCGTTCAGCGTTATGGTTGGTGACGAACGAGTGAGAGTTGTCTTCGATGGTAAGACTATGGGTTGCAGTATCTATGGCACAAGAGACGAGAAGTTGCAGAAGGCTATCGAGTCTCATTATTGGTTCAATGATAAGTTCTTCTTGGTGGAAGCCGTTGACGAGAAGAAGGAAGCTGCCGAAGCCAAGAAGAGAGCGGCTGCCAAGACCAAGAAGAAGGCGGCTGAGGAGAAGAAGACCCATATCGTGACAGACTTTGAGGATGCCAGAGACTATCTGGCTGAGACCTTCGCTGTGAGCCGCTCGAAGTTGAAGACCAAGGAGGACATCTTGTCTATTGCCAAGGAAAAGGGTGTTGAACTAGAAGGACTTGAATAATGAAGAAGTATGCTGTATCTGATTTGGTGAAAGAAGTGAAGGTACTCTTGGACAGAAACCAAGAGTCTTCCGGCTTGCTGACTCCCGATGATACTGATACGCTCTCTCAGGCAGAACTTATCAAGAGTAAAATCGTAGATGCAGCAAGTATCATTCTTTCCGATGCGCCAGTAGATATGGTGGATGGAATCAAGCTAGACAACATCAGCGTATCTTGGGCATCGAAGAACAATGCTTATGTCGGTACGGTCTATATGCCAGCCGATATGATCAGGCTGCTCAGTGTAAGAGCCAGCGACTGGAACCGCAATGCAGAAATCATCACCGAGAATGATGAAGCCTACAAATATCAGGGCTGCAAATATGGAGTAAGGGGCAATCCCGACCGACCTATTGTGGCTATCATCCATACCAAGGGAGGTAGATACCTAGAGCTATATACGAGCAAATCGAATAGCGTGACGGTTGACTTCACCTATGTGGCTCAGCCGGAAATCATCACGGAAAGCAGTGGTGCAGGGTATATCAATCTACAGAGCAACCTGAAAGATGCTATCCTCTATATGGCTGGCTATCTCACTTGCGTGAGTATGGGAGATACCGATACTGCGGCTGGGTTATTGGGTGTAGCCAGAAAACTGGCACATATTGTTGAACCAACAACATCGTAATCATGGCAAAGAAGAAAGAAAAAGCAAAGCTGTTGTCGCTGAGCAAGGTGGTGGACAGAGAGGAACTGGATAGCGTAAAAGCTTCAAAGAACCGATTCGACAAGCCATACGAGCGTGCCTTCTCCATCCTGCTGGAAGCACAACGATACTATAACAACATGGATAACTTCCGAAAGCGTAGGGAGAGAAACAAGCGGTACTGCTATGGAGACCAGTGGGGAGACCTCATTGAAATCGAGAATCGGTGCGGCTTTACCAAGCGTATCAAAGAGGAAGACTATATCCGTGAGCAGGGTAGTGAGCCGCTCAAGAACAACCTGATCCGAAGGCTGGTGAAGAATGTGCTGGGTGTGTATCGCTCCCAGAGCAAGGAACCTACCTGCAATGCGAGGGATAAGGATGAAAAGCGGTATGGCGAAACGATGAGTGTGGTGCTGCAATGCAACCGACAACTGAACCGAGAGACGGAAATGGATGCCCGAACGATGGAGGAGTTCCTGATCAGCGGTGCGGCTATCTACAAGAAGAAGTATGGATGGCGAAGGGGAAGGTTGGATTGCTGGACAGACTATGTGAATCCGAACAATTTCTTCATAGATAACAATATGAGGGATTTCCGTGGCTGGGATGTTAGCTGCATTGGCGAGGTTCACGACATTACCATCGGCAATGTGCTTCGGGAATTTGCCAAGACTCCTGCCGAAGCAAGGAAGTTGAAGGAGATTTACCGACTTGCTGCTGACCGAGACTTCGTGATAGCCGACTGCACCCAGCGTTTCGGAGAGTTTGATCCGAAGACCATCGACTTCATGAATCCTGCCAATCCTTCACTCTGCCGAGTGATTGAGGTGTGGCGCAAGGAGAGCAAGCCACGCTACCGCTGCCACGACTATAACAATGGTGACGATTTCAAGATTGATATTGAGGATAAGGCTGATATTGTAGATGCTGAGAACAGAGACAGAATCAGGCGAGGTATGGCTGCTGGCATGATGGAAGAGGATATTCCGCTGATTGAAGCCGAGTGGTTTATGGATGATTACTGGCACTTCTACTATCTTTCTCCTTTCGGTGACATTCTGAGAGAGGGTGAGACCCCTTATGCCCATGGTGAGCATCCATACTGCTTCAAGTTCTATCCGTTTATTGATGGCGAGATTCATAGCTTCGTGGAAGATGTGATTGACCAGCAGAGATATGTGAACAGACTGATCACGATGTACGACTTCATTATGAGGGCGAGTGCCAAGGGTGTGCTGCTCTGTCCTGAGGATTGTCTGCCGGATGATATGAGCTGGGATGATTTCTGTGACGAGTGGAGTAGATTCAACGGAGTGGTAAGATACAAGCCGAACAAGAGTGGTCAGGTACCTCAGCAAGTAGCCAATAACTCAACGAACATCGGTATCGGTGACTTGCTCAACTATCAGTTGAAGTTCTTCGAGGATATTTCGGGTGTGAATGGTGCGCTGCAAGGTAAACCAGGAGTATCAGGTACGAGCGGTTCGCTTTATGCCCAGCAGACACAGAATGCCACCATGTCGCTGCTTGACATCTTGGAGAGTTTCAGCCAGTTTATCATTGATGGTGCTTACAAAACGGTGAAGAATATGCAGCAGTTCTATGATGTGGCTCGTAACTTCAACATCGTTGGCAGGGCAGGACAGATTGTGCGCTATGATCCGAAGAAGATTCGTGATGTAGAGTTTGACATCAATATCACCGAGAGCACGGCTACTCCTGTATATCGACAAATGGCAAACGACTTCCTGATGCAGTTGTGGCAAGCTCAGGCTATCACCTTGGAGCAGTTGTTGCAGGTTGGTGATTTCCCATTCGGTGACGAACTTCTGCAGTCGGTATCATCCCAGCAGGAGGCAATCAAGAATGGCGAGACTCCACAAGGTTTCTCTCCTCAACTGCAAGCGCAAGTGGATCAGGCATCCCAGAGCAATCCGAAGGCTCAGGCGATGCTGCAGCAGATGATGAGCGGTCAGGGTGTGCAGCCTAGCGAGCAGTACGCACCGCTTTCGGCATAGTGATTAGTTATTAATGTTTAGTGTTAGATATGATAGCAGACAAGGAGAATAATCAGAAATGGTATGGCAATGGGAAACCTGATGCCAGCCAAGGTAGCAATGCCAACAAGGGTATTGCTACGGAGACCCAAGGCAGGGAAGACAATCCCGACCTTTACGAGAATGACGTACTCGGCAAGGTGGCGAAGCGCAAGAAGAACGACATCTGGTCGAGGGGTGGCGAGAAGAGAATTAAATTCAGGGACGAATAAAGAAAGGAGGTGTTTTATCGTAACTGTATTCTTCTGATATTCAGATGGCTACAGAAATCTTTGGGAGTTTATGGTGCTCAGCGCAAGATATATGTATCTTTGCAGCATCATAAACTCTTAATTTTTATATATTATGGATTTTGTAGATTTCGTTGATAAGTATCAGCAGGATATGACTCCTGAACAGATGTTGAGTATAGCCAAGGCTATGGGTAAGTATCTCTCATATAAGTTGAGCGATGTAGAGGTACATCATCTTTGTGCGATGGTGTATGGTGTATTAAGCGAAGGGCATTTTGACAAGCACTTTGCTGATGATGCTATCAAGAAGATGTGGTACGAGGATGAGGATGGAACCAAGCACATGGCTCCTTTCTTTACGGACGAGGAGATAAAGAAATCCTTTGACCAGCATAAGGATGATATTTCCGACTACAACATCTTTGACTTGGCGGTTACGATGAATCTGCTCAGAAGCGATCATCATAAGCTGCTGAAAAAATATAGCAAAGATGAGGAGGAATTGAAGGAAATGGTGGTGATGATGGCTATCGAATACCTTCAAGACCCTGACTGCTTGCATCCTACAAGCAAGATATGGCACAACATTAACGGATAAGATAATTGTTACGGGAACATATCTTATCTTTGCATATTATTAATAATATATAAAGATAAGATATGACTCCAAACGTGCGTGAAGGATTGCAATATGGTGCAGCTATTGGAATGCTAGTGAGTGGTGTTGTCCTCACCTTCCTATCATTCTTTCTCAATAATTATGTAGTTTCGGATGGTGTACTCTGGTACGTCAGCCAGACTTTGGTTTACTCTGGGGCAATCTTCGGAGTGAACATTTATTTCAAGACCAAACTGGGCAACTTTGAGAGTAAGGTGAAGGACGAACTCGCAAATATGCTGAAACAAGTAAAGGAGGGCAAGTAACTATGAAGGTAACTAGAGAACAGATTTTAGAAATTATGCCGAATGCCAAGGATAAGGTGGATGCTTTCCTGCCTTACATCAACGGCTATGCCGAGGTTTTCCATATTGATACACCGAAGCGAATGGCGCATTTCTTGGCTCAGATAGCCCACGAAACCAGCGAGCTGAGATATACCAAGGAGGTGGGCAACAAGGCTTACTTCCACAAGTATGATGAGGGCAAGTTGAAGAATATGCTAGGCAACCTGAAAGATGGCGATGGCTACAAGTATAGGGGCAGGGGATTGATTCAGATTACGGGTAGAGCCAACTATCAGGCTTACCAGAAGAGCAAGTACTGCCGAGGTGACATCATGGAGCATCCCGAACTGCTGGAGCAGCCATTGGGCGCAACCAAGAGTGCGATGTGGTGGTGGTGGAAGCACGGCTTGAATGAGTTGGCTGATAGTGATAGCTTCCTAGCAATCACCAAGACCATCAATGGTGGCACATACGGCTTGGAGCACAGACGAACATTCTTGAAGAGAGCTAAGGTTGCATTAAAGGTATAGGCTTATGAAGAAGTGGTATGATTCAGATGTATGGCAGTTGCTGATCTACATTTTGGCTATGCTGCTGGTAGCATTTCTTATGTCGGGATGTAAGACTTCCTACGTCCCGATGGAGAAATTCGTATATCGTGACGTAGTAAAATGCGATACCCTGCATACTTCTGACAGCATTTTCGTGCATGATTCGGTATCAAGTTCACAGAAGGGAGATACCATTTTCGTTGACCGATGGCATAAGAAGGTGGTTATGAAGACCCAGTATAAGGTAAGGGTGGATTCCTTCATCCGAAGAGATTCCATTCAAGTACCCTATCCAGTAGAGAAGCAGCTCTCCAAGTGGGAGCAGTTTCAGTTGAAGTATGCGATGTGGTCGATGGGAGCGATGTGCGCCCTGCTCATCATTTTAGGTTTAATCATCTATAGGAAACATAAGAATGGCAAATTTATCAATTTCAATCACAAAAAGTAGCATCTATGAGGAGGTGGCGAAGACTACCGCCTATCTGGGTGCAAAGAATAAGCTGGATGATGGCAAGTCAGCCTTCGACCAGATATTCGTTACAGATGCCGACTTGGCGATGATAGAGCGATTCTATAATGAATCGAAGGATGCGCTGCTCAATCTCCTGAAAAGATTCATGCCGACCATCGGCTCTTCTACTGATGGCAACATCAACTGGACTCTGAGTATGCCTAGCCGGTTCGATACCAATATGAGCGGCTCCATCACTTCATCCGCCACTTCGTTCATCGTGAACAGCATCGTTGCCAAATGGTGCGAGATTACGGCTAACGACAAGGTGAAGGAGTATGCCGATAATGCGGCTGCCCTGCTGCTCGACATCAAGGATAAGGTGTTCAACAAGACCAAGCCAACACGAACTAAAATATAATATATAGAAGTATGCCAAGAAAGAATTTAACTATCACGTTGTATATGAGTGAACTCATCTACGACTTTCAGAACAAAGCGTTCCTGACAGGACGGAGCCGAAGAGCTGCGGATATGGATGCTGAGGCTGCCAGCAATATTCAGGCTAGCGATGATGATGAAGACAAGAATCAGGCATTGCGAAGCATTCAGAATGCCTATAGCCAGTTGCTGGTAGAGTTGAGCGAAGCTATTGAGAAGGGTTCCGGCACTACGGCTTCCAACAAGCTGATCAGCGATACCGACAACATCATCATCAATCTCTCGCTTCCATCCAATTACTCGCTTGGCTTGAAGGATGCGCTGACCAGTTCCATCCACGATTACATCATCAACAAGGCACTGATGGATTGGTTCATCATTACCAACCCTGATGAAGTGAAGGTGTATAGCGAGCTGGCGGTTGAGTCATTGAAAAACTTGCACGAAACGTTCAACAGACGTGAGCGACCTAGCCGGACAGCTCCTAGCGCATAGAGGGGAGGTGCAGCATGAAGACTTGCAACAAGGGTCATAAGGTGATGATAGAGCTGCAGAAGAGCGAGCTGATCTACGACATTAGAAATACGGCTTACACTTATGCGGATTCGATTAGGAGTGGGGTAGCAGATTCCCACCTCATCCATAATATCTATGATGTGGCAGAGGATGGCAATCGGGATAAGCTGGCGAGAATCTTGGATTCCACCATAGAGGATTGCAGGGAAGTGCTCTACCGATTCACCAAGATGGAAATGCTGGGAAGCGGCTTTGATTCCAATGAATGGGAGGAGTGCATCGGTTCTCCTACAAATGATGAGGAAGCCTACTATCTGGCTCTGAGAATGCCAAAGGGATTCTCTTCTACGAGTGTACATACCATGACCGTGTATATTCACGACTATATCGTCAATCAGGCATTATACGAATGGTTGATGGTGGTCTATCCAGAAGGTGCAGACAGATTCTGGGCACTGGCGGAAGAGAAGAAGGAAAAAATAAAGAATGCAAGCAATCGCTCAGCGGTAAGAGCAAGGATCAGGCTTCATCCTTTCTAGACTTATGGTTAACGAAAAAGCAAGGGCAGCTATCTTCACAGACGGCTGCCCTTATTGATTTTAAAATCATGAATGAAGAAAAACTTATCTAAGCTTGTTTTGCAGTCGGGCAACAAACTCAGTTCCTACACTATGAATTGATTCATCGTAGCTGAGACTGCCCATTACTGCAAAGCGGAAATACTTGTAAGGTGATCCTGCCATACCAGCCAGAAGCTGGTTGACGGAAGAATGAATGTAGAACCAGTTGAAAAGGTCGTTGCTTCCATACAGCACCACACCCACCTTACCTTTTGCAGCGTTGCGGAAATAACCACGAATGATGCTCTTGAACATCGTCTTGTGGATATTCTCCTGACCGAGAGTCAACGGACGTGTACAGAAGAAATAGGAAACGCTTCCCGATGGCTCCTTGACATATACATCAACAATCTTTCCGCTCTGATTGATGGCATAAGACTCAGGGTAGGAGTTGACGGTGGAACGGAACACATTGTGCATCGTTCCCCACATTCTGCTCTTCAAGGAATACACATACGCATAGGTGTAGTCTGGTCTGAACACGATGATGCGGTTATCGTAATAATCATAGATCAGGCTCGCCTTCTGTAGGAATGTTCTGAATCGGATATATTGAGTATCAGATTCAGGAATGCCCCCAAGGGCAAGCAGCTTCTTCTGATAGTCGTTTTTGAATATCTGGGTGAAGACAAACGGATAACCATCAAGAACATCTGTGATACACTCGGAATCCCTGCCTCGCTGCATCATGATACCTCGTTCCGTAGGGAACAGAACGGCATCATCAATCTGCAAGATACCCTTAGGGTTGGAGCAAATATCTCTGTTGGCTGGCTGTCGGGCATCGTAGGTTCCTTCCTGATTGGTCATTAACACCCATACACCTTCATCGGTGAAGGCATAGAGAGGAGCTTCACCAAACTGACCCTCGCTGATTGGTCGGGTATTGGCGGCAAGCGCATTGATAATGGATGATCCAACCTGAACCGAGTTCTTGGCAGGGAACACCATCGGATTCTCGGCTTCACTGACCTTGATGAGGGAAGAGCTGTTGTTGCTATCACTATAGTTCTTTGCAAAATCAGCAGCCTTCTGATTGATGGCATCCCATTCTGTAGAAGTGATTGAAGTTGAATTAATCAACACTTGATTCAGATTTCCCTTATTATTATATACGTGTAAAGATAGACCAAAAGAGGAAGGGGAATACGTTTTCAACTTCCATTTATTACTGGTGGTATAAACCATTATATATTCAACATCCGTGAATGGTACAGAAACAATATAAGCTTCTGTACTTATAGAACTTTGAAGATAATATGTACCATTGTCTTTAGTCTGAATCTCGAATATGCAGAATTTCTGTATATTTGAATTGTTGGTGCATTGCACTACTTGAGAAGAATTGATATTCTTCTTGATTCCGGCAATATGCAGACGGTTGTTGTACGTGATGGATGTTTCGCCACCAAAGTCCTGATTGTTTAATTCTGCAAGCGATAAGGTTTCTTCCGTTCCGATCGGTCTTTTTAGAGCAACAGCCTGACCGAAATCTTCAAACGGAATAAATATGGAATGATAGAAAGAAAGGTTGCCTATGTAATCATATAACTCTTTGCCTTCTAAGTTATCCAAAGTGATGTAACCATCCCAAGTGTTATCAAAACCAGATTGGGAAACTGAATATTGTTTATCCAGTTGCAGAAAGCTTTCTCCATTGGTAAGGAATATGTCAATACCCTGCACAAGTTCTTTTATCCCCTCCATCGCTTGGGTGTTAGATATATTGATGTTGAACTTGTTGAAGGTGATAGATGATACTACCGTCTTACCATTTGGAGCTTGTATCTTATTGGCATTAATGTAGCAGTTGATTCTATTGGATAGAACATTGTCGTGTACTGCTGATACTTCGTTGTGGGGAAGAACGAATAGGTTTGAGATATTGATGTATGATCCATCGTATAATCGCAAGGCTGCTACTCCTATCACGTTTCTTTTGAAGTATTCATTTCCCTGCTCAGAAAGTCTTTTGTTGATGATGGCATCAATAGCAGTAAACATCTTCCGAGTTCCAGTAGCACTTGTTTTCTCCAGTACTCGCTTGTCTTCCGAGACGTTTGAATCGTACACAAAGCAACTCCAGAACTCATCTGGAATCTCAGCCTTGACCGTTTCCTTCTGAGTATAGGTATTGGTGATGGTCAGGTTGTATTGCATAGTTTCTCTACTCAACACTACATAAAAACCATTGCGCCAAAAGGCATACTTCGTACTATTGGAGCCAACAAAGCAAAGGATATTTCCCATCGCACATACTGAGTTGACAACAAATACGTTACCGAAATCAAATTCATTAAGGCTAGAGCTTGAAGCATTAGATTCTATCCAATACCATTTTTCATTGCTACTATCTCGGATGATATAATGAGAATGAGTCTTACCATCATGGGTAACTTTGTGAACCAGATTGATACTGGAAGTTAATGGCAGGGTGATATTTTTGCTTTCGTCAACCACCACTGGCTGGTGGATAGGGTGGAGTGCTCCATCCTCATTGATGAGGTTCAGGCAAGTTCCCAACTCACCCTCCTGACTTTCGTGGTCGGAAGGTGAGTGAGAAAGACCTTGAAATAATACTTCTTTAATCATATTTGTATTGTTATGAGTTTGGACGGATGATCTCGTAGTACGGCTCGCCATTTTTGTTCTTGCGAGGAATGCAAGTCAGGCGCACCATCTTGTTGAGTGGGAGATTGTAATCATCAAGGATGGCTGTAACCGATGGACGTTCGCTGCGGAAACCAATCTTCTTGTGCTCCTGATTGTACTGGAGTGGACAGAAGTAAGTCTGAGCCTTGCGGAGTTCCTCCCAGTCCTCTCTCAGGCAGAATCCGTATGTTCCTCTGCTGGAGATACGGAAGACGAAGATGGAGCTATCTATGCGCTCTATCTGCATAATATGGTTGTAGATACTCTGCGAGAGAGTAACAGAATTGGCTCTACCATCAAGCACTACGAAGTTTTTTCGATGCAGGAAACCTTGAATGTTCCGGCATTTGTCTTTAATATAACTGAATATCATTTTGCAAATATACGAAGTTTTGGTTAGAAAAAATTATTATCCGTTTACTTTTGCCTTCTTCTCGTTGTACTGTCGAAGGCGAAGCTTGGCATTCTCTGATCTGAGACAACCGCAAGACTGGGTTACTCCTCGTAGCAAATTGCAGGATAGAACAGAAACACCTCTACCACAATCACACTTGCATATCCAATAAACACCATTCTTACTGGATTTGCCGGAGCGGCAGCAGACATAGAGTCTGCCAAACCGCTTTCCTTTCAGGTCTATCAACTTTCCCATATCTTATTTCTTGCTAAGTTCCTTTGCCTCTTCAAGAGATAATGGCTTGCCGCCAAGAGGAATGCGGAAGTCGAACTTGGAACGGAAGGAGTAGTAGCAGACGAAATCGAAGCTCTCCTTCATTCTCTCGTCAGTGGTGATGTATTTCTGATAAGCGATAACATCATCTTCTGAGCGATAGATGGTAGAGTTAACGAAGTAGTTGCTGGTTCCCTTGTTGGCAATGACTGCGATATAGAACTTCTTGCCAAGAATGCGCTCTGTGATGCGCTGAATAATTGAAATCTTCTTTGTATTCATATATTAAATTTGATTAATTATTAAGATGAATGCAGATAGGCTGCACTCTTTTTACTATTCGATTCCACAAGATACGATACCATCTTCTTTGTTGATTCCTCGGAAGTGCTCGCATCGCTGGCAAGCAAGACTGCCCACCATCAGGAGTTCATGGGTGTACTTGCCTTGAATGCCGAATGGGCAGGGAGTGATGTACTCGAAGTGACCACCGACATATTCGTTTACGGTATATTTTGGATTTTTCATTGTCTGTTAGTGTGCTGTGTATAATTCTAGATTTTTGTAGTATTTTCTTGTAACAGAAAATATTTTTTTCTTGTCTCTGCCACATGACTTTTGTTCAGGGCAGAATCCTCTGTACACACATTGAGGAACACAAGCTGATGCAAGCAAAGGCTCGATGCAAGCCAACTTATCAAGTACCTTATACCACACCTCTCTTGTTTCTTCGGATGCCTTATTGCAGAGTCTCAATTTAGAGATATTGATAATCTCCTGAGCGTTGAGGGATAGCTGCAAGTTGACCAAATCATCCTGACGCATATCGTGGCGAGATACCTTGGAGCCAGTAATATCCGGTCGGGAGGTTGAAACGAATGGCTGAGCGTGAACGTGGCGAACAAAATGGTTGCTCACCCAGTATGGTATGCCATACATCTTAATATCGAACTCCAGCAATCTCAGTGGCGAGTGCTCGCTGAGAATCATCTGTTTCTTGAACTCATCGCTAGGTTCATGTCCTAGCGGTTCTTTTCGTTGAGTGAAGCGAGCAGCATCCACCACACGCTCCCAATCTGTAACTTTTGTGATTTCTATTTTCATAACTATTATTTATTTTAGTTTCTGACCTTTCTTCTACCTGATCCGACAGCCTTCTCCTTATCCCATTCAGCGATAGCTTCCGATAAATACTTATCCATAGCCTTAATTAATCTTTCCATGACTATTCCTCTTTACTCGCCTGATCACCAAGAATATCCTTGATTTTCTTTTCGATGAACTCATCAGAAGTGAGTTTCTTAATAAGTTCATCTATATCAGGTAACTCTGCATCAACTCCGACTTCCTGATTTTTGGAGGAAACATATTCCTTTAGTGCTTTCATCCAAGAACTATTAGCCATGTCTGCCAACGAATCTTTTTTGCTCTCGTAGGCTTTCTTTAACTCTCCGTTATCACGGAAATATCTGAGCACTTCCGTCAATGCAACAATGAAGTTCTTGTCTATCATCGGGTTGCTCTTTGCTTCTTCCAGTTTAAGCATTAGGAAGAGTAATGCTGAATATAAATCTGTTTTATCCATAATTAATCCTTTCTTCTACGATTCTTGATATGTAATGCTAAAGCGCAAAACGACAACAATAGCACTAAAAATTGTCCTGCTTCCATATTACTTTTCCTTATCGTATTTTGACATCAATACTACTATTCTATGATACCTTGCTACAAATATTCCAAATGGAATATCAAAACAACACTTCACTCCATTAAGGAACTTGCAATCAAGCATTTTCATCTTGTCGTTCCATACTACCTCAACAACACTTCCTGTTTCAAGGTTGGATATGATGTCGCCGATATAAATCTCCTTTCCTCTCATATCCTTTTCGCCTGTGAACTGGCAGACGGTGGAAGGGGCAACTTCTGATACATTAAATCCGTTTCTTAATATGGCAATCTTACCATCTTCTTTATGCACCAAATCTCCTTGTACCCAAGCTCCATCCAAGATACTCTTTGCCTTGAACTTGATATTTTCTATTTTCATAAGCTATTATTTTAAATCACTTGCACAATCAGCAATGCCAACACTATATTTCTCAACAAACTCAGCCGAGCGTGCTGCCATTCCTTTAATCATAGCTTTCTTGTGTGAGACGTTACCAGTAGTTAGGGTATCAGCTTCTTCGGCAATGTTATTAAACCACTTGATAATATTGTCTCGTAACTCATCTGTTATTACATATCCTTTCATAACCTTCTTATTTAAGTTCTACTGGCTCATCGCTAAAAGATAATTCTCTTCCGATGAGTTTCTTGATGCTACCACTACAAAGAGAAATCTCAGTAAATGTATCTTTCCAACCATAATAGTTATCTTCATCCGTCACTCTTATTGGCTTACACATTGAGATAAATTCTCTTCCTTGTTTTGTTACTGCCACCCATGCCATAACTATTCCTCCAACTTTTCAATAGGTTTCCAATGAGTGATAGAAGCCATTCTTCCTTTCCATAAGATAATGAAGCCATTACTATCTTTTGGGACAGTTGCGCATTCCACTCTTCTGTTTTTGAAAACATTATCAGGATCCATCTTGCTTGTTACAAAGACTTCTTCTCCGTAAGGAGGCAACCCATCCTCAACAGATACCCAGTCTGACTTTCCTAACTCTATCAAAGCATCATGCAATAAGCTATTCGCTTTTCTCAAAGGAGCATTATGCTTATCGTTTCCAAACTCCAAGCTATCAACATTATTGCTGATAACTTCTTGTATCAGCTCTTTAACTTTCTTCTTATCCATAGTTATAAATTAAAATATTCACGTATCTGCTCACCTGTCATGTAATATACCTCAGATATTCGGCAGTCTCTAATTGGGCTATCCCATGCACTGATATATTCATCATTACAACTACCATCAGCAACACGCTCTACGGCTTCTTCTGATCCTGTTGCAAAGCCAACGCTTAAAAGTTCCTTTTCCTCGTCACTAAGCCCTTTTCCTTCCAAAGCAATATTTAGAGCGATTTGCAACTCGTCATGAGCCTTATCTGAATAGCCTATAGCCTTATCAATATGACTATTGATTGATTTCTCTTTCTTATCCATAATTCTATATTGTTTCTTGTTTAATCACTTCGTCAAGCCTTGCCCCATCTTCTGAATGATGTTGTCAAAAGTTTTGCCTTGATAGTCGGCAGCTATCTCTTGGAGGACTGCGAGTTGGCTTGTTAGTCTGAATCTGTTTGATACTGTTATACATTAATTCTTTCTCTCATTTTCAGTGCTTCCTCAAAAGGTATATAACGACCATTCTTTGCAAGTATAAACACTTTACTCATATCCATTTCTGTAAAATTGCAAGAAGTAGTATCATATCTATTACAAATACAATGTTGCTCTTTATCATATTCTTTTGGTGGCATCCATAGCGTATGGCACAGTTTACTCATCTCTGAGTCTTCCCCACCACCACATAAGACGCAACCACCCTTACCTAGAAAGCACACATGTTTAGTGTCTTCTTCTTTTTTATTGAAAGAAACTATAAGTTTTGTTGAACTATACAAGTCCGTTGTCTCATGAGGATAGAACGAGCATTTTTTACCTTCTTTGTCTATGCCTTTAACGAGATAGTAGCCATTATCAATCTCGTCCATATAAGCATCATATAAAATTTCTCCTGTCTTTTTTACTTTTGCGTACATATTCTTCTTAATTATCCCTCTCCCTATTACAGGAGAGGGTGGTTAGTTACTCATTAGCTTCAACAAACTTTCCGTTTTCAAGCTTATACCATGTGTCAGCCTTGATATTTTCTCCATCAACGTACTCTGTCTTAACGCAGACTGGAACATTACGATTCTTTTCATCGCTCCACTTCCATTCTGCCAGCGTTATCCAAGAGCCAACCTTTGCTTTGGCTTTAGATTCGTTTCCAGCACACATAATAACGGAATCTTCTCCTGTACTGTCAATCTTAGCATAGTCGCCCGATGAACCAATCTTAGCAGAGTAGCCCGATGAACC